ACGCAGACGGCGAAAACTATTCTGTGCGGAGCGCCTAACACCACGCCGGGCAGTCCCGGCTCATTCGATGGAGATAACGATGCCGTTTTATACGATCGTCGATGATGGCTATAACGTCGACCTGTACCGCACGCGCAAGGCAGCGATAGCGGCTGTCGTCGGGAATGATTTTGCGCTTACGGCGGGCGCCGAAGAAGCGGCGAGCGACACGGACATAGAAAAGGCTGTCCGCACTAGGCCTACCGTACGTCTTTACAAACTCGGTGAACGTGGATGGACATACCGAATCGAGCGCCACGCTCGCGCTCGCTAACCACCGCGCCGGAGAAACACTATGAAACTAGTTACGCTGCTGGGCGGCGTATTCAAACTGACTGACCGCGAATACCGCAAGCTGCTTGAGGACGCTATAGCAAACGACGGATGTTTTGAGATGCCGGAACGCCGCTGCATCGGCGAATACATACCGGTAACGGACCTAACGGCTGACGAAGCCGAAGAGTTGCTAGAGCGGATGAATGCGAAGAAACGCAAGTAACCACCGCGCCCGCATGGCGGGCAACCACTACCAGGAGATTTTATCATGCTATTACTTTCCCGCAACAAACTGAAAGCTTGTCTGTACGCTGCTGCAAAGGGTGATCTTCGCCAATATCTCAACGGCGTACATATCGAACTGGCGGCAGAGGGAGATTTGCACTATGTCGCCACAGATGGACGCCGCTTGTTTGCAGGACGTGTCCCTGGAGACAAAGTGGCCTGTGTGCCAAAGATGAATGGTCTGTCTCTCATTATTCCAAGAGATACAGTTGAAAAGGCTGTCAAAGGCAGATCGCCGGTGGACGTGATCGAACTATCTGCCCTGCCAGATGGACGCTATACGCTGGGTGAACACGTTTTCTGTGGATTGCCTGGAAAGTTTCCGGACTGGCGTAGAATCCTGCCACAAACAGCGGGCAAAGAAGAAGCGGTAGCCCAATTCAACCATGAATACGTGTCGGATGGACAAAAGGCGCTTGCCCTGTGGAGGGGGCGCAAGAATGATCCTGCTTACCTCCGTATGTATGGCGAGGACACCGCCTATATGGCGTGCTCTGACGCTGTGTATTTGGTAATGCCGCTTACCAAGAGGGGCTATGAACCCGTAGCCAGCGTGCCAACCTTTGCGCCTGTCTACACCACACCCGCCCCAGAGGTAACCGATCCTACCTGGGCACAAGCGGTAGTCTAAATTGTAACGAGTCTTGTTGGCGCGCACATGCGCGCCTATCCTAAAAGTGCAACCCAATGCTGCGTAGCGAGGAAACTGAAATGCACACACGAACCGTCCTTGTACCGCTCTCACGCGGATACATGGAATACGAGCAAACGGTTTATGACAACACGGGGGAAGCGGTGCATGCCATCCCGTCGAGGTTTGTTCGGATGGTTGACTATGCACATTCGGTAGTGGATGCCTGTTTGGAAGATTTGAAAGAATCGAAATATTTGTAACATCGATTGCATGTGCGCGCATACCGCGCCACAGTGTCACTAATAACCGACTAGGAGCATCAAAATGGGTAAGCAGCTTGTAGCTCGCATGGGCAATTCTGTGCAGTATCGTTCCAATACGCCGCTGACAGACGATCAAATCGCACGGGTTGCGCCGTCTGTGTTTGCCGCCGAAAAGCACGCGTCGCGCTCAGAGCGCTACGCTTACATCCCGACCATCGACGTTATCAACAGCCTGCGAAAGGAGGGTTTCCAACCTTTCATGGTTGCGCAAGGCAGAACGCGCATACCGGGCAAAGCCGACTTCACGAAACACATGCTGCGTTTGCGCCATCAAGGCCAGATCAATACGGGGGAAGCACAGGAAATCATTCTGATTAACTCGCACGACGGTACGTCATCTTACCAGATGTTAGCGGGCGAATTCCGTTTCGTCTGCACCAATGGGCTTGTGTGCGGTGAAACGCTGGAGGATATCCGCATCAAGCATAGCGGCAACGTCGTGCAAGAAGTCGTGCAAGGCGCATACGACGTACTTGACGGGTTCAACCTGATTCGCGATATCACGGATGAAATGAAATCCGTCACTCTGAGTCGCGAAGAGCAACAGATATTCGCTGAGTCGGCATTGCAGGTCAAATACGATGGCCAGGACGCCCCCATTGCGCCCGATCAACTGTTACGTGTGCGCCGGCTGGAGGACCGTGATTCGTCCTTATGGACGACGTTCAACAAGGTCCAAGAGAACGTCATCCGTGGTGGTATCCCTGGTATCAACGCCAATGGGCGGCGCATCCGTACCAGGGAAGTGCAGGCCATTGACACGGACGTTAAGCTGAACCGCGCTCTATGGACGCTCGCCGAAAAGATGGCCGAACTGAAAGCAGCATAACCAGCGTCGCCGGGTGCAAACCCGGCTTACTCGATCATGAAAATAGAAGACTTGCCGAAAGGCTTTTATTGCAAGACATGCCATAAGTATCACGAATTCCCTGCTTATGTGTACGCGCACTGGAATGAGCGATTGGTTCATAAGTGTGAATGCGGCGCGGAGAACGAAATAAGAATTGGCATAGTTAGACAAATCAAAAGAGGGATTAAGAAAACATGAACAACATTATCGATATGCGCGATTGGAACATCGCTTGGTGGCAGGCAGCATGCTTAGCCGTTCGGGCAGCAGTGAAAAACGAGACGGAACGCGATCATGCCTTGTCGCTTCTGGCTCTCGCACGTGACAAGGCAAATGAGGTTTATCATGCGAGCGCAAATCAGCACACAAATCATTCCGAAAATTGTATTGGTAACTGACGAAGATGGTCTTATGACCGTCACAAACGACGCGGAGTCGGTTGTCGAATTCGTCCTAGGCCAGATATGCAAGTGGAATCCTGACGTGCGAATCCTGTACAAGGATTCCGAGGGGCAGTGGGATGAATTGCAACACGACGGAATTAAGTTTATTGGATTCCGTATGTGGCGTGCCAGATCATGGCAAGACATTGTAACAAACCCTGAATTCATCAAAGGTTAAACCATGACTTGCATAAAGACAGGAGCCGATGTTTATCTGCCCGAACATGGGTGTACGGTACATGGCGATCTATTCCGCGTCGGCGATACCTACATCCTCCATTGTGGCTCCCAATGGGCTCAGTGTTGTGATTACAAGCCCGAGCGGGCCAATTTAATGATGCATGAGTTTTCCCAGTGCGGTTCGCCTGTGATTGCCGCAGCAACATGGGAATGCAGCCAATTTAGCTATGAGGGTTTTGAGCTATGAGAACGGCAGACGAAATAAAGGCTGATATCGAGTCTCTCACCAAGAAAGAAGACCCGCAAATACAAGAGGCACTCGAAAAGATAAGCAAGTGCATTATCAGCAAGGTAGGCCAGGAGGGCACTATCGCGAGCCATGAACGATGGTTGGGCTTGCAGTTTCACGGCCATCTGCAAGCGATTGGCTCGCTCAGCAATCTTGACCCCATACCGGTAGAGGCAACGTTTCAAGCATTGCACGGCAATGTGAGTGTTGCGAAAATCATTGAATTGCTCGGCTGGGAAGACCACGACGCATTCAAGCTGGTTGCGCTCGATATGCTCAATCATTTCATCTCGTTCGTGCGACTCAAAACTGAATTGACGGAATTGACGGGTGAAACTCAGCAGGCCGCGAGTGATTCGGCAGTCCCACGTTTTTTTCATTAAGGAGGAAAAGCATGACAGCAAAGAAAAGTCCGTTGCAGGAATTCATGCAAAAGAACCCGCATAGCGTTGTCGTTCTGGTGGAGGACAGGCTTTACGGACCACGTGGCGGTGGAACTTGGCTCGTCAACCGCAGCGGCATCGGCGTGGGTGAGTTGATTCACCTCTACAGCCGCAAGCGTGATGCCATCAGGGCTTTGCGGAAGGCTGGCTATCGTCAGCACGGCTCGTCGTGGTCGCTGCCAGCAACCATCGAAGAAACCCAGCCCACAGCCCATCCCATGTCGCAGGAGGCGATTGAATCGACGGAGGGAATTGCTGTGCCGCCGGTTGATCGGGAGTGAGGAATAGGGCTCGCTCTGCCGCGCGGCGGCGGACGAGCCCATTTAGCCTTACGCCGTGGGCAAACACCCACTTGCCGAATTCGTTAGATGCGTCTGTCCATCTGCATTGGTTGACATAACGCCGCAGCGTAGAAGTCTGGTACGCGCCAATCCCGCAGTTATACGCGAAGTCCGCGAGTGCCTCCAGCCGGTTACCGGATACGTGCGGCGAGGCGCGTAGCACGCCATCAATGCAGTTTTGGAACGTCTCACCGAACCGATTGACAGCCTGCGAGCGCGTCCATATGGTAGACGGGCCAATATCGGGTCCGGTTGACCCGTACCCGATTGTCCAGGGGTCCCCAGGGACTGGAATGTACGCAATGCAGGAGTCGTTAGGCAGGCGCCGTGCATACCGCTCATACGACATTGCCAGATCGGCTCCTGCACCCATTGCTTAGCTCGCAGCAGGGGTCGCCGGAGCGGTGGGAGCAGGAGGTTGCTGAGCAGCCACAGCGGCATTCAGTTGAGATGCCAAGCCCTCCAGTTGCGTGTCGGTTGCTGCGCCCGCTCCTGCCGCTTTAGCAACGGCCAGAGCGGCAGAAAGGGATTGGATTTCCGCAACGGCGGCGCCCACTGCTGCGGTCAAATCATCGATTGCTGCCATCATGTACTCCTGGAGTTGAATAACGGCCTGTAGGCCACGAAAAACATCGTTGCTCGCAATTTCGCGCGGTAGCTCTGAAGCAGATTTGTGATAGTGCATCATCTAGCCTTTTCAATCGCGCGTCCGACGAACCAGAAGCTTACGATCATTGTAAGCATGCTTGTGTCGTCCTGATCCCAGTTATTCATCAACACCTGAATAACATCGCCTGTCAGGTGCCACGCAAAAACCATGATTGCAATCTTGTGCGCTGCCCACATGGCAAAGACGAAAAATGTAACAACGGGGCGTACAAGGGATGAAATGAATGCTGAAAACGGACCGCCGGCTCCAGCCATCTGTGCCTGGGAACTGTAGGCGTTCGCCATAGCGTTGAACTGCGCGGTTTGGATGCCAAGCTGAGCGTTGACCTGCATTTCCTGAATCTGCTGAGAACCCGTTAGCTGCTGAAACGCGAGCGCTTTGTCTTGCATGTCTAGCTCATGCTGGCGGTCGTTCTTCGCATCAAAGAACTTCAGCAGTTCGGGTGCGAGCCTGAGTACGCCTCCGAACAGACCGGAGAGAAGAGTCAAGAACATATTGTTACACCCTGTTACCTTGTGGCCCTTTCAACAGACGGGGAACCGTTGATAGCATGTCTGCATAACTACAACTGGGGGTTTCCCTCATATCTTACCTTACTAGGAGAGTTCCATGTCTGAAACGCTTGAAGCAAAGGCAAAACTGTCGGAAGAAGTAGCCGCGCTACGCGGCATGCTTGCAGAATTATGCCTGAAATTTGCCGAGCAGCCACGGTCGGCCGTGGCAACCCGGCAGTTGAAATACATCCTATCGAAGATGGACCAATGGCTGGCTACGTTCGGGCCGAAGCCGGAACTCGATATGTCAGAGCCCTCTCGGGAGGAAGTGGATGACGCACTTCTGGCGTACCGAGAGAAAGGGTTCCGAGGGCTATCCGCCAGAGAACGGTTTGTCATCGAATGGTTTGATAGGAGGTATCGGCCCAATGGTCGATCCTTTCGGTTAGACCAGATGGCAGCGCTAGGGCCGATGCTTGGGGGTTAGTTCGAATAGCTCACGCTCCA